GGATACCTTGCTATTATCTCTGAACTCATGTTCGATAATAACAAACTAGCACGTTTCCTACCCACGGGAGATAACCCCACTGACTACCACAATGCGAAGGTAGCTGCTGACTTAGTTAACTATACTATTTTCAAGCAGAATAAAGGTTGGGAAATCCTTAATACGTGGGTTAAGGGTGCATTACTATGGAAGAATAGTATTGTACGTTGGGAATTCGTGGAAGATTTTGAGTACTCCTTTGAGGAATATGATGAGATCTCCCAAGACAATTTAGATATCTTACTAGCGGATGATGAGCTAGAAATTATTGGTACACTAGTTCCAGACCAAGAGCTTAGGGCTAATCTAGAAACAGGACAATCAGAATACACAGTAGTCTATAAAAATGTGCGTCTAAAACGTAAGCACGACAAGACCCGTGTATTGATTAAGCCCGTTCACCCAGAATGTTTCCGTATCACTCGTGATGCAAACACTCTAGACGATGCTGCATTCGTTGGTATCCAAGTTGATATGACTCGCACAGAGATTCGTAAATACTTTCCTGATATCGCTGAAACAATCGATTGGGATCAGATTGGTGATGGTTCATGGGATTGGGCAACTAAGTACACTGAAGAGCAAGCAGCTCGTAAGCGCCTTGTTGGTGAAGAGTACTGGCTAGGTGGTAACTCACGCGAGTTATTCCCTTCAGAAGCCAACCGTCAGCTAACAGTTATCGAATGCTGGTTACGGGTTGACCGTGATGGTGATGGCCTTGCTGAACTAAAACACTTTGTTATCGCTGGTGCAACTATCCTTCTTGAAGAAGATTGTGATTGTATCCCACTAGCATCACTATGCCCGTTCGAAGTACCACACGAATTCTTTGGTCTCTCAGTAGCCGATATGATTCGCCCATCCACATTAGCAACAACTGCTATCATGCGTGGATTCGTGGAGAATGTATACCTAACAAATTACTCACCTAAGTTAGCTGACCCTAACGTGGTAGACTTTTCTGCTCTTCAGAATATGAAGCCAAAGCAGATCATTGCAACTAACGGAAACCCACAAGGTGCTGTTGCAGCATTGACCCCTGATACAATTAGTCAAGGTACTGTACCTTTACTTGAACTCTTGCAAACCCATAAGGAGCAAGCTACGGGGATGTCTAAGGCCGCACAAGGTCTTAACGATAAGCTATATGTATCAGGTAATTCTGATGAGAAGATGGCTCGTGCTCAGTCAGCTGCACAACTACGTATCCAGTATATGTGTCGTCGGTTCTCTGAGACAGGTATCACTCGCTTAGTCGAAGGTGTTTACAAGGTTATCCGTACTAAGATGCGCGGTAAGTCAGTTAAGTACTACGACAAGAATGCAGTATTCAAATCAGTTGATCCACAAACATTACCAGACAATATGCTTATGTATATTGACTCTGATGTAGGTGACAACAGCAACAGCAATATCATCAAGAAGATGGACATGGTTGGCAATAAGCTAATCCCTGCCCTGACTGCCGCTGGTGCTGGTGGTGCTATCAACCCACAAGCTGCTATTCGTATCGCATGTAAGACACTTGAAGCAATGGATCTTGATCCACTTGACTACCTAGTTGACTATACTTCTGATGAATTCAAAGCACAAGCAGAACAATCCCGTCAGGGTGAAGTAGCTGCTAACGAGAAGAAACAGAAGCTAGCAGAAGCAGAAGTAATGCTTAATATGGCACAAAAGCAAGCTACTCTTGACTTGACTAATATTCAAGCAAAGAATGCTATGCAGGATAACGCTAAACAGATGATGGTAGCGTTGGATAAGTCGCAACAAGAATGGGCAAAGCTCTGGATTGCTGCTGCTAAGGAAGGCGTTGAGCTTCCACCACATACACCACCAGAACAGCTATTAGCTGTAGCCAGCAAGTTCGTAGCCAGCTATTCAGGTAATGATGCCACTGCCCCAAAAGGTAGTACAGCACCCACACCGCTACCCGGCCCTGCTGCTGCTGCACCTGATATGATGTAAATAACATGGTCACCACCTCTGCGTAAGTACGTGGTGATTTTTTAGAAGGACACAATGGACAAATATCGTGAAGCCTTTAATAGTAAGGTTAAACCAAAACAGAATCATGAAGACGGTACCTATAAGGTAGAACCATTTCGTGATGCACAAGTAGCCCTAGGCCGCGCTCAATTCGTTAATCGTGAACGAGAGCAGTTCTTTGGTGACGCATATGGGGAGATCTTAAGTGATCTCTTTATCACATGGCTCAAGTCAGAGCCACATGCAACTAAAGAACGAGAGTACCTGTATAGCACTGCTATGGCACTTGGTTCAGTTAAAGAGAAACTAGTACGCATTGAAACCTATGGTAACAATGTGAAATATATCCAACAAAAATCCCAAGAAGGGGAAGAGGAAAACAATGAGTAATCAAGAAGCTAAAGTCACACTGCTCCGTGTACGGGACGAACTCGTACGGGATATTGCCTTTTCTGGCAAAGCCGGAGGAGCAGGTCGCGCTGGTGCTTATGCACCGCAACTAGTCCACATTCAAGGGGCTATTGATGTTATCGATCGGCTTATCCAGGCAGAGGAAATTAAAGTTCCCGCGCTTAAGACGAATTCCGAGCGCATGGCAGAAGTACGCGCACATAAGACAGCTTAACCAACAAGACACAAGGACTAATATATAATGACATTACCACATATCGCACAACTCTCTACCAATACACCAGCATCAGAAATTTCTAGTGCTAGTTTTAACGATGACAGCGGCAATAGTGAACGGAGCGAACAAGCCTTCCTAGATGATATCCTACGTAACTCCCCTGCAGCTGCTGCTCTCGGGATTGATACCGGGTCTCTACCAGAAGAGGATGAGGTTGTCCCAGCTCAAGAATCAGAATCTGACAACGAAGTACCCGAAGGTTCTGAAGATGAGGAGAGTACAGATAATGAAGAGTCGAATGAAGACTCAGAAGATGATGCTAAATCAGAAGATGATAAGTCTACCTCTGATTATGAATTACCTACTGAGGAAGATATCGATTGGGAATACAAAGTTCCAGTTACCATCAATGGTAAAACTGAACATTTGACCCTAGAAGAAATCCGTAAGGGTTACGCTACTGACAAACATCTGTCAAGTAAAGGTCGGGAACTCGGAGAACAGAAGAAGCAATTAGAACTAGAACGTTCAGAAAAGCTAAACAGTTTAATCGAAATGGGTACGTTGGTTCATGAAGAACTAACCGCCGTGGAGACCTCACTTAGCTCACAGTATCACAAAATCAATGCCGATTTCGAAAAGGCCCGTGATGAGGGTGATACTTACGCTGCTCGTGAGTTAAAAGAACAACGTGAAACTATTCAAGAACAATACTGGAAAGCGCGTAAAAGTCGTGAAGAAAAGACAGAGCTTATTAGCAAGCGATTGCAAAAAGATCAACAGGAAAGGCAACAAGAGTTACTGAAAGCGTATGGGGCAAATATCAGCAAGCTGATCCCTGATTACTCAGATAAAGTTGCTAAGTCTGTTCGTGAGTTTGCACTCAAGGAAGGAATTCCTGCACAATTACTCGAATCAATTTATGACCCAACGGTCGTGAAATTCATCAATGACTACCGCAAACTTAAGACCGCTAAAGAAGTAGGCGCTGCTAAACGCACTGCTCCTGCACCGACAAAGTCGATACCCACTAAGAGTGGTGTTACTCCACAGCGCCGGGAACAGGAAAATGCAAGCAACTCACGCTCAAAGGTTTTAACAGGTAACGGTTCTAAACAAGACGAATTAGATTTTCTAAAACGTATTTCTTCTGTAAGCAAAAAACTATAATCAATCTATGAAGGAAAATTAAAATGGCTGGAAATAATTTCGCAACTGGTGGCTCCAAAGCCGCCGCTCGTAGCTCTGCCGCTACTGGTAACTCTGTCAACGCCGGAGAAAAGGAAGACCTCGCTAATTTCATTAGCATGATCTCTCGTGATGAGACCCCTTTCTTAAGCTCAATTGGTAAGACCAAAGCTACCGCTGTTCTCCACGAATGGCAAACCGACGAACTCTCAGCACCTGCTTCTGCAGCTGTCGCTGAAGGTGTTTCTTATGTGACTCAGCAGTCTGCACAAGCTGCCGAGCCTTTCCGTACTCGTCTAGGTAACTACACCCAGATCAACAGCAAAACTGTTACCGTTACTGGTACCAAACGTGCTGTCGATCAAGCTGGTGTTGCTGACGAATACGCGTATCAGCTCAAGAAGCGTGGTACCGAACTTCGCCGTGATGTCGAGTTTGACTTGGTCAATGGCTGGAAGTCCAGCAATGGCTCTGGCACTCGTACCTTCGGTGGATACCAAGCTTGGGTGAACTACACCACTGCTTACACCACACCAGCTACTGCACTCAATGTGTTGACTACTCCTGCTGAGTACACTGCCCCTACAAACCAAGGTGGTGGTGTTGCTGGTACCTTCACAACTGTTACCTCTGCTGACAAAGTCTCCTTGACTCTTGCTCACATTGACACAGTTATGCAAGCTATCTATGAGAATGGTGGTAAAGCCACTAAGCTCATGGTCAGCCCTGCTAACCGTCGTGTGTTCTCAGCCAAGGCTCAGTCCGCTGGTTCAGTGACTGGTTCTACTGGTGACGGTAACGTTCGTCGTAACATCGACACTGATGGTAAAATCCGTCAGTCAGTTGAAGTTTACATGTCTGACTTCGGTGACATCATGGTTGTTCCTAACTACGTTATGGGTATTTCTAATACTTCCATCTCTGGTCTTGACAACGCTGCTAACTTTAGCGCATTCGTATACGACCCAATGTGGTTCAGCTACGCTTCCCTACGTCCTTTGCAAGAAGTTGACCTAGGCCAGCTTGGTGACTCCATCATCGGTCAGATCGTGGAAGAAGGTTCCCTAGAGTGCCGTAACCCTAAAGGTTGTGGCTTGATCTTCGGTCTTTCAGGTCTATAATTAATTAAAGGGAGGGGAGAAATCCTTTCCCTTTTTTATTTGGAGAAATAAATATGGAGTTTCTAAAGATTACAGCAGTGGATGGTACTATCACGTACATCCCTGATAACTACGTTGTGCATGTACATGCAACAGCTGATACACTCGATGCGGGTTCTAATTACAGCGCACCTAAGGTTATTCGTGGACGTATCAATGAGGTCAGCTACGCGGTTGTTACCGGAACTGTGTTCTCATGGGTAACTGTAGCAGCAATCCCTGCTTACGCAGGAACAGGTTCTATTCGTTACGAATACGGCTGCAAGACCTTTGACGGTGCATTCAACGCCGCCATGTCAAACTAAAGAAGGAAGAGACACAATGGGATACAATTCAATCGATGGTTTAGCCTATAGCTTCACCGTTAAAGAGCAAGATAAGGATTTTAAGCTGGAACAAAATGTTGAAGCTTATAAGGATTATGCAGCACAGCAACGTGCTCTAGACTCCGATGCGAGAGCTGGTCGTCAATACCGTTCATTCGCGATCATCCCTGACATCGTTGCTATCGATATCTTGACTAAGTATGGTCTAGACATTCATCACCCTGAATTCATGAATGACCCTGCACAGCTACGTAAGCTGAAGCAGATTATCATTTCTGATTATCCGTTGCTACAAACAAGCAACATCAAAAACGCTTAATAAGCAATTAGTAAACAATTAAGGAGTATTTAAAATGGCAAAATGGGTATCAGCTGGCGTTCTAGACGGTGGCTTAAATTATATTAATTCAACAGTGACAAAGATGTACCTTCTCTCAGCATATTCTGTTGGCAATAGCTACGCTACGGTTATTGCTAATGCGCTAAATGCGGGCATTACAATGGCTCCTGCTGACCTCGTATTATCAACATCAGGAACATCACGCGTATTAACTACTGCTGTTAAAACAGCTGCAGCTACTGCATCAGCAACTGGAACACCTGACCTACACTTCGCTTTCACTGATGGTTCTTCTCAAGTGATCTGGGTGACTGATGAGACAACTAACCAACCAATCACTGCAGGTAACACTTTGAATTTTCCAGCATTGACTTACACGTCAACACAACCAGTCTAAAGGAGTATTATGGCTACAGGTCAAGGATCAGTTGTATTTAATTTTGGATCTGCCCCCGGCACCAATGTAGTCACTACTGAGGTAGCTGATTCATCTATTAGCGGTACTTCCAAGGTTGAAATTTATATTATGGGTACTGATAGTACTGCAACACACAACGCATACGAGCACGCTATATTGGCGCTAGGTAGTCTTCAATTAACACCCATCGCAGTTACGGCGGGTGTAGGTTTTACGGCACAAGCTGCAACAATGCTTCGCTTAAATGGAACAATAACTGCTCGATACGTATGGGCTGACTAAGGAGAAATAAATGGCAGGATTAAGAATTGAGGGATCGACCTCTGGAAACGTAGTAGAAGTAGATGCTAGTAACAATTTAAAAATTGCGGGTGCGGTGACTATTGCTGACCCGCTAGTTCTTTCTAACACAACAGTCGGTAGCGTACGTAACTTTAGTGAAAACGATGCGGGACTAGGTACTGGAACTCCTTACTTATTATCCCCTGAAACAAACAGTGAGTCACAATTAAAAGTGACCCTAGAGAACCTCTTAGATGATGAAGTTATTACTTACTTTAATTCAAGTAAGTTTAGTACTACAAACATTAGTACAAACGCGCTAATAACAGGCGCGGGTTGGAATACGGATACTACTATGGTTGCTACTAACCTCGGTGCTTACGCTAGGTTTCAGGCGTATAAAGGCGTAAAGCTTATGGGTTCTGAAATTATTTCGCTAGATTTGAGCTGGACTCTTTCTCACACAAATGCTACTTACAATAGGCTGTATATGGGTCTTGTTGTTGGTGGACCAGCCAATAATGAAGCTTCTGATTATGTTGGATTTCTTTTCGATGCAGTAGGTCTCACCGGAGTTATTCGGCAAGGAGGTACCTATATCAGTTCCGTAACTTTAAAAGGAGCTGATGGCTCTCCTTTTGTCACTACTTACGGACGTCAATATAATACAACTATGTACGTTAATGTTCGTGAAGTAACGTTTTGGATACAAGACCCTGTATTAGGTTTAACGTGGTTAGCAGGTCGGATTGTTACACCATCTGGTTATGCCTCACCTCTAATATCTTCTTCTGACTATAAAGTTATGGCGCATAATTTTCGCACTACAACCCCTCCAGTTACAGCTTGTAATTTTATACTTAAAAGATACACACTACGTAAGGGCGGGATAGGTGCATTACCCTCATTTAATGAACAACAAGCCAGAATCTCTGAGCACGCCTACCAAATGGGTAAAGTGCAGGCTGGTATGGGGCCATTAACTACGTCAGGTAGCTTAACTAGGAATGCCGCGCTTGTGCCAGCTAACAACGGTTCAACCCGCTTAAATGTATTAAACGGGATTGTAAAAGAAAACGGTACGATGGCATTAGGTGTTGATGGTGTGCTAATGCATATGAACTTATATAACCCTGGTAATTATTCGAGACTTCGTATAGATGGTGTAAGTATCGCTTCAGCAGTGACTACTGCATTTACTGCTGGAGGCTTTTCTAAGTTCTTTTATATTGCGTTTGCGGGTTATGCAACAGGTAGTAACTTAAATGGTCTTTATGGTAACGGAACAGACTCCCCAGAAGGTAATGGCCCGGGTAAAGCTTACCGAATGGTGATGCTGCCATTTGTACAACACTACACAGCAACGCACCAGCCGGGTGTCACGAATGAACAAAACGTGACATACCATAAGTTTAAAAATCCAATATACTGCAACTACCAAGAAGACATAGCTCTTGCCACTTTTAACGAGGGTGCAGCTGCAGGTGTTGGCGGTATTATCACACACGTTGTCCAGTTCGATTACTGCTGGGAATAAATTAATTAATTAAGGAGAAGAATAATGGCAGGATTTAGAATTGAGGGTAACACCTCTGGAAATGTAGTAGAGGTAGATGCAGATAATAATATCAAGGTAGTTACCTCTAACAATCCCTTGTACATGGGTGGCTTTCGTAATTTCAGTGAGAACGATACAGGTCTAGCGGTAGGTGGCGTTCCCCTACTCTCTTCTCCTGAAGTAGACACTGATTACCGACTTCGCGTTGCCACAGATCTTTCGTTAGATGAAGAAGATTTGGTATATACAGCACAAAATTTTACAAAGCATGCGCTACATATTAATACCTATGTTCCAGCATTCACGCTTTTAGGTATCAATTTTAATTCAACGAATATTACAACTGGTAATTCCGCTGCTTCTTTTCGAACATACAAAACTTTTTCACTAGATGGTACCGAAACAGTTTCATTAGATGTTGAAGCAGCAATCAGTGCTGTAATACCAGTGAACACTACCATTGAGTTTGGATTTGGATTGGCGGCTACTACTGCACCATACGCTATTTTTGATGGTGTATTTATTAGAGCTAACTCAACAGGTTTACAAGGGGTAGTTAGGAATAACAGCACTTCTGATATATCTACAACATCGCTATTCACTGATACATCAGGTGTGTTATTTCAACCAACCCCTGCAGTTAAATACCAGTATATCGTATACTTGTCAAACCGAGAAGTGCAATTTTGGATTAGAGATCCTATTTCTGCTGAAATTTGGCTAGCAGGTATTTTACAAACACCTTCGGGTTACGGATCACCGATGGCGTCACCTGCTACACAGGTGATTTTTAAACAGAACAATAGCGCAAGCGCACCAGCGACTGCGACTAGTTTATCTGTATCACGATACCACGTTCGTCGTGGTGGTTTAGCACTAGCTACTACTGTAGGTGAGCAAAGCGCACGAACTTCTGAATCGATCTACTCAGCTGGAACTTTGACTACAACAGCTGCCCAAACTATCACAGCGGGATCTATTACTCGACCAGTAGGGCAAGTGCCCAACAATACAACGTCAACACTAGCATCTCTTGCAGGTATTTATGTTGAAAATGGAACATTAGCTCTCGGTACAGATGCTATTCTCATGTCATATCAGGTTCCTGCTTTACCTGTAGCACCCGGTACTACCTTCTTACAGAACCGCCGTTTACGGATTGACGGTGTGAGCGTTACCTCTGGTGTTACCACTGCATTCGCTACTGGTGGCTTTTCTAAGTTTTTCTATATTGCCTATGGATCAACGGCACTATCACTAACAGGCGTCACTGCGGATACCGTAACAACTAAAGCATGCCGTAGGGTTCCAACGAGTATTGTTCAGCATTACACAGCGACACACGCGCCCGGTGCGCCCAATTTTGCTAGCGCCTCTTACCATAAATTTAATACACCACTTTATGTTAATCCCGGTGAATTCATTGCGTTAATTACTTACCACCAAGGCGTTGTAGGTACTGTTGGTGTAATCACTCATGCGCTAAGTTTCGACTATAGCTGGGAGTAATTTAAATGTCCCTATTACTAGCTTTAACAGCAGCAGGGACAGGACTATTAGGTGATAACACTGCACAAATAGGTGTATCAGAAACAGGGGTTATAACCCAGATACCTCCGTTAACTGGAGCCGCAAGTGTTCAAGTGGGTATATCAGGTAATGGCACAATAGCAACGGATAATTTCCTTGCTGGGGATGACAGTGGCCAGACAAGTTTATCTAGTGATGGTATTCTTGTAGTACCTATAACATTAGACACTGCGACTTGTATTCAAACAAGTGTATCAGAAGCAAGTGTAATAGTTCAAGTGCAAATGCTATTTAGTGATACAAGTATTCAGGGCAACTTACTGAGTATTAGTAACATAGATATATTAACGCCATTAACTGGTGGTACTAGCACTGAAATTAACACTTGTAGCGATGCTGCAACGGGTACTGAACATGTGCTACAAACGAACAATAGTGTTCAAATTAGCTTATCAGATACTGGATTAGTTGAAGAGATCCATGTTCTAATCAGTGATGCAAATATACAAATTAGTTTGTCTAGTGCATTACCTGTGGATCAAGCAGTACCCTTGGAGTTTGGAACTAACGTTCAGACACCTACCTTGGGTACTGGCATTCTCACTCAACTAATGGTACTACAGCAAGGTTATGGATCTATTAACCGCAACTACTCACCTTCTGACGAAGTAATCCAAGATGGTGTGTTACTAGGTTATGCTCCTTTTATTGATTGCCGACAGCTTAACGAAAGTACTGGTGGGGCAATAAAAACCGAGGGTAATTTACTTGGGCAAAGCAACTACGAGATTAATTTATCTAGTGCTACACCTATACTTGTAATACACATTTTAACTAGAACAACTGGTGTTCAAAATGCTACTTCTTCAGAAAATGCAATTGTTGTAACTATTGTTACTCCACCTAAAAACGCCGCCGCATACACCGCATACGTACCTACTGATAAGTATGCTAATGGAAATGGCCTACAAATATTCGTACCAGACTAATAACCCAATAATAAGGTAATAAGAAGTGGGCTACTTAGTCAGGTAATTAACAATAAGGATACATAATGAGTTTACTATTTATGGATGGCTTTAGTCATTATGATACTGATAATGCAGGTCAGAAGGGGTGGATTCAATCTTTCCAAGGGGGAACACCCTATCCTCCTGCATATTTTCAGATAATGCCTTCAGACGGTCGTCGAGGTAATGGGTGCCTAAGGTTACTTAGCGATGAAACAGCTATGTATTACGCAAAAATACCAGTATCCTCGCCAATACCTATAACAACTATTATCACTGGTTTTGCTGTTAAAATATCCGAATGGAGTAAGGACATTTTTTATTTATTGAGTCCAAACACAGTTACTGAGGATGTTCTAGGATACCTCATTACCGATACTTTTGGAAACCTCAGAGCTTACTTATCGACTGGCCCTGAGCTAATTAGTACTACCACAATTATCCCTGTTGGTGTATACACCTATATTGAATTTAAATATACAGTGTCTCCCGCATGTCCTGCTGGAGCCTGTCAACTACGGGTTAACGGTGTTCTTGTCGGGTCGAATACTGGAGGCGAGGAAACTAATTTACCAGCAACAGATGCACTCTATCCGGGTGTTGGGTATGCTATGTTTATTGGGGGTGGCACAACGGGTTTTAATACAGACATTGCTGATCTCTATATTTGTGATGACCAGACTACTAATAATATTGATTTCTTAGGTGACTGCCGAGTAGATACTCTCTACCCAAATGCCGATGGTAGTGCCCTAGATATGGTTCCTAGTATTGGAACTGACCATTTTGTGTTAGTTAATAACCCGTTACCATCTACGGGTACTTATGTTTCCGGAGACACCCCAGGTCAAATGGATCTGTATGGTATGGATGCTCTACCTACGATTACAGGAACTCTTGCGATACACGCTGTGCAAGCGATAGCATCTGCTAAAAAATCGGGTGTTGAACCTCTTGATTTAAAAGTTGTAATTGATTTAACTAATATGCCAGACACTCCCTTACCCCTAGATGCAAATCCAGGTATGAGTTTGTACGTTATGGATAGAGATTCTATTGGAGCTAATTGGGATGAGACCTCAGTTAATGCGATTGAAGTAGGTGCTGTATTGGAATAATAATAAAGTATAAAGGAGAGTATTTCTATGAGTACTGCGCTGCTTGAACAAATTGTTTTAGAAGTAATTTCTTCTAATTCACCCGTGACCGATATAGTACTTGTAGCGGATACCTCGACACAGATAAACTTATCATCAGTCGGTTCAAATTCTAAGATTTTGTTTGGTGGTTTAAATACACAAGTGAGTATCTTATCTTCTAATGCTTTGAGTTTAATCTACAGACTCCAAAGCACTGGTTGTCTAAAAATAGACAGTTTAACCACGGGTATTGTAGCTCAAACTCCGGGTACTCCTTGGAGTGATTCTAGGTTCCGAGCATTCGTGCCAACGGAGAAATATGCTAACGGTAATGGGTTCCAAATACAGGTACCTTTTTAAATAATTAAGGGGAACTATGGATATTTTTGAAAAACAACCTGCTGACGTGCAGGATTACGATGTTAATTACACACGGTGGTTAGCTGGTATGGGTGACACCCTAGCCACTGCTGTTACAACCGTATCACCTGCTATTGAATTTAGTTTCTTAGTTTACCCTACTACAGGTATTATCAAGATCTGGGTTACTGGTGGTACTATTGGTCGCACATACACATTCTCTACGCTTATGACAACTGCCTTAGGTCGTAAGAAGAAGTTTGATATCCAAATTAAAGTGAGGAACTAATATGGCGAACAATGCTAAATTTAATGGCCTAGTTAAAAAGGTCAGAGGTTGGGCTAATAAGCCTGACACAAACGCTTTACCTGACGCAGTTATCGAAGACTGCTTAACATACGCTGCTGATGAGTGCTACCGTGTACTACGGATACCACCATTAGAAAAGTCAACAGTATACACCGTCACGGATGTAGACAACAAAAATGATAGCACAGAGCTAGGTGGTGTAAGTTTCCCTAGTATTCAAGCGTACACTTCCTTTCTAATCCCAGAGGATCTTACACAGTTTAATATGTTAAGGGCATTACCGAATCCAAATTTAGGTACTCCTTACTCGATGTATCCCGGTACTTCTACAATTGTGTTTAATGAAGTAACAGACAAGAGAACCTTCTTCGATATGCGTGGCGAGAAGTATTCTCTTTATAACTGGATGTGGATGAACAACAGGATTTATATTCACCCTCAGCTAGAAGCAGGTGCTCAAGTAGATATTAACTACTACTGCCGATTATGCGCTCTCAATGCAATGTACGAAGTTAACCCATTGAATTATGTTATTGGTGTAGCAGATGCTAACCAGCCATATCTTGAGATAAACTTAGTTGATATTGACTACGAGAATGTAACCCCGTTATGGTTCTCTGGCACTGGTGTTGATGAACTGTGCTTTGCAACAGAGGCTGAAGCGGTTAATTATGCTGTTACCGCTGGTGGTGTTCCCTACCTAAAAGAATTTACTGGTAGAGAAGTGCCTAATTGGTTACGTGACGAGAACGAAAGGCTACTACTTTGGGGTTCTCTTGCTAATATCGCTGGCTATCTATTTGATGATAAGATGGAGCAAAGGTATTCTATGCGATTCAATGATACTCTTAATTCTCTAAATAAAGAAGAGAAATGGCGTAGAGCATCTGGTGGTAATGTCCAGATGAATTTTAATGGTGGTAGTTTAATTTAAGGAGATGATATGGGATACCAACAAACACCGGGCTTTAGCCTAAACGTCTCCGATGGTGGGCAATATGAGGGCTATAACGGTACCTCATTTGTTGACGGAACAACCACCAAGGTTTTCTTTGTTCCAGTTACTAGTAGTACAGGTTCTGCTTCGTTACCTTCGGGTAATGAGGCTCAACGGGATGTTGCTGCTGTACAAGGGTACACTCGACAAAGCACTCAGCATGACCTCCTTGAGACCTTTGATGGCTCAGTTTGGTATAGCGTAGGTAGCAGGTTACACCCAATGGAAACCACTGAGAGAATAGGTTATGTATGTAACGCAGGCACTATGATTTTTGACATTACACTAGATGCTGTATTTGTTAAAACCATTTCTAGTGGCTGGAAAGAATTAACTTTCGTCTAAGTATTATGAGGATTTCTATTGCTTTAATATTGATCCTCATTGGCTTTATTGCTAACGAACTATTTCAAAAGGGAAAAATAATTATGAAAAAATTACTTGAGTTAATTACAGGTAAAGACAATACTACCTTAGACTTGGGTCGAGTTAGCTGGGTAGCTTCCACAGTAGGTGTAGTGGGTGGCGTTGTCGTTAACAGCTACAACGGACTACCTGTTGACCTTGTTCAATTTGCAACTGCATTAGGTGTAGTTGTTGCGGCTCATGCAGGTGCTTTGTTCCTTAAAAAGGACACTGAGCCAACACCGGATGCGTAGCTACAGCTCACGCGGTTATGAACTAACAAAGCGTTTTGAAGGTTGTAGACTAACACCTTACCGTGATGGTGGTGGTGTATTGACAAATGGTTGGGGTAACACCCACAATGTCATGGTTAATGTTAAGATTACCCAAGACCAAGCAGATGCAGATCTTGTTAATAATATTCAAGAAGCTGTTGATTGTGTCAACGATAACGTTATCTGGGATATAAACCAAAACCAATTTGATGCTTGCGTCGATCTTGTTTACAACATCGGATGTGGGGCATTCATTAGAAGTACTCTACTAAAGCTACTAAACAAAGGTTTAGAAGACGAAGCCGCTAATCAATTCCTTAGATGGAATAAAGATAACGGCGTAGTGGTTGGTGGACTCACTAACAGGCGTATGGCTGAACGAGATTTATTTAAGGAGCCAACTGATGATTAACTTACTAAGCCCTTGGCTGCTGCGAATAGGCTGCTTACTCGCATTAGTAGCCGGACTATTCTTCGCTGAAAGGCATATTGAAGGTATCGGTTACAACAAAGCACAAATCGAATTTAAGTTAGCTTCAGCACAAGCTGCTGAGATTAACCACTCTAAAGAAGTATCAATGCAAACTTCGGTAGACAACATAAGGAAGGAATCCAATGAACAAATCATTAAGCTTGCTATTGATCTCGATAGCGCTAAGTCTATCATCAGGATGCAGCACCCAACCGACCGTCCCCCCGAGTACACCCCGAGTACCGACACTGGACACTCCTGCAGTGGGGCCAGCCTTTTTACCTCGGATGCAGAATTTCTTGCAGGGGAAGCTGCCAGAGCCGACAAAATAAGATTAGAATATTTATCACTGGTTGAGCAGTATAACGTCATTGCTGAGACCTTAAACAAAGGAGTTAAGTAATGAACAATACAGAACGAGCACAACTAGTAGAAGACCTACGATTAGTTTTAGCAGCAACTGCACAACTATCAGAAGATGAGCATCAATGGGTTAAACTTGCTATCAGGAAAGAAGCACAAACAATTGCATTTCGAAACAGTATCATAGAGAAGACTGTATCGAGCTTGCTATGGTCGTTACTCGCAGCTGCTGGCATTGGCTTATTGGAACTCATTAGATCATATGTAATGACACGCACCTAGTCGGTACCTTATAGAAAACAACAGGAGAAAAAATGGCAGAACAAATTAAAGAACTCGGAAGAGGCGGTCTAAATACCGATGTCTCTCCTATGTTGTTACCTATGAATGTATTCACAGATGTGATGAATGTACGCTTCGATGATGAAGCTGTACAGACAATAACTGGTGAACGTAGCTACACTCTGAATGATGATAGCCAACACGGTCTCCACTGGAGAACACCTGATGGTGGTAAGAATGTTTATGTGTCATACGACCGACCACTTACGGGTGTTCGCGTTACCAGTGAGGATGCTCAAGGCAATATCACTGATATCTCCCCTTTAGTGCCTGCTGGTTTTGCATCGGATAGCGGCAATGTAATCCAGAGTTGTACTTTTAATGGTGGATATGCTGTCATTATTAATGATGGCCAAAATACACCGCATTATAGTTTGTATGGCGATGCGGTATCCGAAGCTAATATCACCCCACTACCCGGTTGGAATTATGTGTCAGGTACTTTTGTATCATGCAAAGTTATGCGGCCACTCAATTATGCGTTAGTTGCTGCTAATTTAACTATTAAGGTTGATAACGGCCCTAGTTATGATTACACATATGCACCCGGAACTATTAGGATATCTGTACAAGCCGCCACTGGAAGTATCCCAACTATATGGCAACCGGGATTGACAACTGATACCGCTGACGAGTTTGAATTAAGTTCAACTAGCCCGATATTAGATATGCTAGAATTACGTGGTAATATGTTTGTATATTCCCAAGAGGAAATAAATATATTAACTATTGGAGCTTCTACTAGGGTATCCCCTTACTCAAAGACTTACGGTATATTAACTACTGGCTGTGTTTGTGAGTATGATGGTAACCACTTAGTAGTGGGTAATGGGGATATTTATACTCACAATGGCTCTGGTAATATCCAGTCATTAGCTGATTGGAGAATAAAGAAATACTTTTTTGACAATTTAGATACTACCTTCTCAAAAAACGTGCATGTTGTTAAAGACAGCTATAATAAAGAAATCTGGATTGCTTATCCAAAGAAACAAGATTCCTATGGGAATACTACGGGATTTAGCGGTATAGATCTGCAAGGTAAATGCACTGAAGCTTTAATTTATCAATATAAAAATAATACATGGACTAAGAGACAATTGTTTCCAACTAATCATTTGTTTACTGGCCCAGATAACACAGCAACCTATCCTGACTTCTCTGCTGGATCTTTTGATTATACACGTACAATGGTTTACATGCTCTGTAGAGCACCTGTAGATTCCGGTACAATTACTAATCTTATTACTGACAACAGCTATTCTATGGCGTCTTTAGTTAATATTCCTGATTATGGCCCCGGCCCTTACTCATGGCCATTAACCGCTAATTATGGTACTGCTCCTTTCTTTGTTCCAGTTAAGGCTTATGTCGAGAAAAAGAAACTAAATACAGGTGATGTGACAGGTAGCTCTCTTATCTCAGCAATATACCCAATGATTGATATAGCACCTGTTGATGCTAATATCGATATAAGAGTGACAGGTCAGAACAACTATATTGAAGACTCTGATTTATCTTTGACTGATCAAGGTTCAAAAGATCTATTTACATTTTTACCATATAACCATCAAGCACAAGGCTACAAAGTAGAACCTCGCACTAATGGTAGGCTGCTCAATTTCCGTATCACAGGTATTGGCCATTGGCGCTTACCTACTTTGTCATTTGATTTACGACCTGCAGATAGGAGATAACTATGCAAGCACCCCCACAGACTGATGATCCAGCGCTAAATGCTTGGATGTACCAGGTGTATACTGATAGTGAATCCGGTAGCACTAATGTTAAAAGAGCAGTACCTCCCGGTTCCGGTGATGTTATTACGTATTCTAACCAGTACCTCTGGATTAAGTATGCGGATACGCTATCTGGTGAAGGTATGAGTAATAACCCTACTAATAAATATTATTGGGGGGTGTCTAACAAAGTTACCTCAAGTGAATCTACTGTTGCTACCGATTATCTGTGGTCATCGTACCCCTCTGGTTTTAGTACAAATAAAGAATTATACCTAATTAACGTAGGCTACCGTAGTGTTCGATTCAATATTGGCACTACGGCACCAACAGATAAGTGGATTATTGACCCTGGTGCTGCTATTGACCTCGATTCACCTGTACTTATGGGTACTGTGACTGCCGACGATATTAATGTTTCAGTCTTAACAGATATTTCTAATAACCTAGGAACACCACTTGCGGGCGATTTAACATTCTGCACAGGTATAGCTGATGGTCTGACCGCTGGGACTGTACTAACTAATGCAGATATGACTGGTGCAATTACGTCTGTTGGTAATGATACTGCATTAGGTTCATTTACTTCTTTACAATTAAAAACAGCACTCACCGATGAGACTGGCTCGGGAGCTGCTGTATTCGCAACAAGTCCTACCCTAGTAACTCCTGCTTTGGGAACCCCATCAGCTCTCGTTGGAACTAATATTACAGGTACCGCTGCTAACCTTACTGCAGGACACGTAACAACCAATGCCAACTTAACAGGCGAGGTAACATCATTAGGTAACGCAGCTACAGTAACTAACTCAGCTGTTATTAGCAAGGTTCTTACTGGCTATGTTGCTGGCGCTGGAACTATTACGGCTACTGACACTGTTCTTACGGCTATTCAGAAGCTACAAGGAAATACTGTTCGCCCTACTGGTGTGGATTACATTGACTTTACCCCTATCGCAGTGCCATCCTTCCTAGAAGGTAGGGTGTGGTATGACACGAATCAGGACTCATTGAACTACTATGATACAGTAACTAACTTACCTATTCAGATGGGTCGTGTTCTTGTGACTCGTTGTTACAACGGTACAGGTGCTACTATTCCTGCTGGAGCAGTAGTATACATCAGCGGTGCATCAGGAATAACTCCAGCAGTAACTCTTGCAAGAGCAGACGTCATTGCTACCTCTGATGCTACTATTGGGTTAGCTGGTGCTGCTATTCCTGATGGAACACGAGGTCTTGTTTGGGTTGGTGGTAGTATTAATAATGTAGATACAAGTGCTTACACTGCAGGACAACCGTTATATCTATCTGGTACTACTGCAGGTGGTGTTACTAATGTAGAACCATTGCAGCCTAACTACAGTATTCGTGTTGGTTATGCTACTGCGATTAGTTCCACTGTTGGTAAAATCTATGTTCACGTTGAGAGGGGTGTATACCATAGCAATATCGAAACAGTAGATACTGCATCTGGTATTGCGTTACCGACAACACCCACTGTATATAAACCAGCTACTACTGTCGCTGGTGCTGCGGGTATAACATATGATTCAGCTACAGGTATCTACACGTTTTTAGAAAGTAAATCGTACACCGTTACAATTACAGTAAACGCCACAGCGTCGGCTTCCAATAAGACATTGTATTACTATGGGGAAACTAACTATGCAGGCTCCGGGTGGACAATAGTTAAAAACTCTGGTAGGTCTCAGGAGCTTCTAAATAATTCAGCTACACAGATGATTATTACATTAACAAAGTATTTCCCCAAGGGGTTACAAGCACGATTCTTCTTTTGGGCTGATGCTACAATTACGCTTAATACCACCAACCTACCGGGAACAACTGCTGGAACAGTGATTGTTCCTGCTTTCCGAACTCTAATAGGATAACTTAAAAAGGATCTTTATGAATATGATTATGATAAGTCCCGATGATGCACTTGCTCATTGGGCAACTATCAGTGCTCTGTTTAAACAGGCATACGATAAGGGGCAAGGGGAATCCTCTATGTCCGACTATATGAAAAAGATCCTTAATAAACATGCGCAGTGCTGGGTTATTTTGGAAGACGACAAGATCACAGCTGCTGGCTTAACTGAGTTTATGTATTACTCACAACATAAGACCCTACATATTATCCTATTCACAGGAACAGACTTTGAGGAGCAATCCAAGATGTTTCCTATAGTAGAAGCCTTTGCAAAAGCTGAGGGTTGTAAAGCAATTGAACAATGGGGTAGACCTGGGTGGGCTAAGGTACTTCCTAGGTATGTACCGGGTTTCCATGAGGTATACACAGTAATGAGAAAAGATTTGTAAAGGATTAAAATGAAATATAAGACATTAAAAGTAACTAAACGTTACGGCGGTGGTGGCGGCTCCCCTAGTTCTAGCACTGTTAACACACCAACATTACCCGATTGGGCTGTTCCTTATGTTCAAAATACGTTAGGTAGCACTCAGAATATCTACGGTGGCGGTGATTTAAGCCGTGTTGCTGGTACTTCACAAGCACAAGATATGGCTTTTGGCGCTGGTGCTAATGCTATCGCTGGCACTACTGGTAGTGGGCTAGACGCATTATCTGCACAACAAGGCCGTTTAACATCAGCCACTCAGTCAGGGGGCTACGACACAGGTGCTCTTAAAGACAAAGCTATCCTTGAAGCTGGTGCTAAAACCGCAGCATTAGGAAACCAATATGGCGCGAGTGGTACCCTAGGTTCAGGTCGCCAAGCTGTAGCTCAAGGCGCTCAGAACGCTGCTACTGCTGCGCAGTTCGCTGGTATTGATCGCGATGCTGCACAACAAAATTTCCAAAATAAGATGACTGCTGAAGGTGCGCTAGGTCAATCTGTTAATGCTGGAGCTAATTTAGCTTCAAGCTCTACCAGTGCTTTAGCTAATTTAGGCGCTCAAGAACGAACCATTAGTCAACAACAACTAGACGCTCCTTGGCAGGGTCTACAACGTTATGCTTCCACGATCTACGGACAACCGGGTCGTAACCAAGCTTCTACTGTTCAAAGCGGTGGTGGTGGTAAGTAATTATGAATTATAAAGGAGACATATAATGGCAGGAACAGCAAGTCAAGCGATCGGTGGGGCTGCAGATCAGCTGACACAAACACAGGGGCAACAACCAGCTACTGGTGGTAAAGGGGGCAGTAGCGACTTCTCTACCCAAGGTGGTACATGGCATGGTATGAACCCAAATGTTAATACAGGATTACCTAGTCGCAATAACATATCATATTCACCATTAGGCTTTAGCCCTGAATTACTTCAAGCACAGCAAGCTACGAATACCTTTGCAGCACCTCTTACGGGTTCATCTTATTCGAGTTCGTTTGGATCAGGGGCTGGTAGCGGTGACGCATTTGGCTCTCAAAGTACTCAGGGTGTGCAATCTTCACCTTTGTCACTCGCACCTGTAGTAGACATGTCAACTATGAGTCCTGCAGCAGCGGCAGAGGCATTAAGTACAGAAGGTATTGGACTAGGTACTATTGGTGCTGGCCAAGCTGCGGATGGTGGCGGGACTACCGCTGCTATGGGTGGTGGGTTTGGTGACGGATCAGCATCTAGTACTTCTGATGCTTCTGCTGATGCGGATGGCATTGGCGGGACTGTTGGGAGCGGTAACGATGGCACTGATGGTGATGGTACTAGCGGTGCTGCCGCTGGTGATGGTGGTGGCGGTGGTGGGGGAGGTAAATAATGAATAATCAAGACCCTTGGGCATGGACTAATGAACAGCCACAACAACGAGCAGTAGGTAATACGCTACCCCCGATGCAACAAGAACAAGCCCCTCCAGTACATCAAGCTGGTTTAATGAAAGGGGAACCCGGCCTTACCGAGCAAATTGGTGGTATGGCTAAAAACAGAGCTATGGGCAAAGCAGAAAAGTATGTTGAAAATAAACTACCTACTTTTGGCAGAGATGCCGCTGGTCGTGGGCCACTAGGTCAAGTAGCTCAAGGAGCTGGCCCAATGGGGCCGGTACCTATTGAGAACGCTGGCACATCAGTAGGTACTACTTTTAATGGTGCTGCGGTACCCAATAGTACATCTGTCGCTTCAGCAATTCAAACAGAGGAGATCGCAGCTTTACCACAAACATTGTCTGCACCATTGGGTGCTGAGGCTTTAGGTGCTGAGGCTTTAAGTGCTGCCGCGCTCCCTACAGCTGAAGCAGGTCTTGCAGCAGCTGCTCCGATAGCTGAAGCTGTTGGTAGTGCTGCTACTGCTGCAGCCCCTGAAGCACTAAGTGCATTAGGGGGTCTTGGTGGTATGGGGACTGCAGCTGCTGAATTAATGGGTGGCCCTGTAGGTTGGGCCTTAGCTGGTTACAGCCTAGGAAAAACGTTTAAACTTTGGTAAGGAGAAATTAATATGGGGCCATTGTCCTTGAAACAACACAGAGAAAATCTTAAGCATCAAGGGCAACAACGCCGTGAGGATATTAAGATGGATCGTGATGAGTCCCGTAAGGAGGAACTTCACGAAATTAAGCTAGAGGAAGCCCGAGCTAAGGCGGGGCAAGGTCTCAATCACAAAGAGCAGTTACACGAAGTTAAAATGAGTGGTTCTCCTTTAGGTGCTAAGACACATCAAAAAGAGCTAGCTCACCCTGTCGCTAAGTCGGATACTATTCCTGCTATGCTAACTCCCGGTGAAGCGGTTATTCCTAAGTCTGCTGCACAGAACCCTGATAACAAAGAAATCATTCAACGCCTTGTCGCTGAAGGTCGTGGTGAGGGATACGCTAATGGTGTATCTTCTGTAGGCTCTGCTGAACTAGGTTCACATGCACGACAGGACACACCATACACGGCATTTGCAAACGGTACTACCTCAGTACCCACACTTAAGGATGTCCGTACAGTGAATAGAACTAACGCACCCCCGCAGCCGGGTTACGCCTTAGGTAGTACTGATGTAGGTGGTTGGGATGATGATACACCCAACTCATACTCCGGTTTAAGTGGTTGGAATGATGATACACCCAACTCATACTCAGGTTTAGGCGATCCCTCGTTTGTTGCTCAAACAGGACAGTGGGATGACTACAACAAGAGAACCTTTGGTGCTGAGTCTAGTGGTGATGATTACGCAAAGAATAAACTCTCATCGGCTTCAGGTCGTGCTCAGTTTGTTAAAGATACTTGGAATGGTTTACGTCAAAACAACCCATCATCTTCGTATGCTAATGTTGAATTCGGATCTCCAGAGTTCTATAACGCTTCAAATCAAACTGCTGCTTTAAATGACTATAACAATGAGGCTGCTGCTTCCTTGTCTAAAGCTAAGATTCCTACCAGCAATGCTAACATGTATGGCGCTCATCGACTAGGTGTGCCTGACTTTACTAAAGTGATGTCTACTGACCCAAGCACCCCCTTAGCTCAAATATTACCGGGTCGTGTTATGGCTGCAAACCCTGATCTTAAAAACATGACTGTTGCTGACTTCCAAGCTTCTAACGCTAAGAAGATGGCTCAGAATGCTGGTAAGTCTGTTCCAACTATGGATCAAGCAGCTACCAGTCTTAGTGTTCCTGACATGGATGCTATGGGTAATCCAACAGGAACCTACAGCCAAATTGATCAGCCAGTACCTAAACCAAGAATGGAAACTGTTACTCAACAAAAACAAGCTTCGGGAGCACCAACACCACCACCTCAGTTCGATGCTGAAGGTCGTTTAATTAAGTTCTCAGATGACCTTAAGAAGGTTCCTGTGATGGGTTGGGATGACAATACCAGACTAGACCCTAACGTGGGTATTCCTAAGTTACCTTCTAATCCCGTAAGTGATGAGGAGGTTCCACCTGCTAGCCCTGAGTCTACCGTTACAGTTAGTCCTCAAGAAAGAGACTCTATTCTTTCAAGCTTTGCTCAACAATCTGCACCCGCTATTGAAGCAGCAAAAGAACAGGCTAAGGATCTTCCACCTGAAGAACAAAAGACCTTCATGCAGAGCTTCTTATCCAACTTGTTTGGAAAAACAGGATTGTTCAATGCTAAGGACTTAACTAGGTTCGCAGTTATTGGTGCTGGCGGTATGCTTACTGGTGGCTCTGTTGGTGGGTCACTCCGCTATGCTGCTAAGGATACCCTCCAACAAGTAGATGCTCGTGATAAAGAACAAGCTCTGGAAGCCCGTGCTACAAAAGCGCAAGATGCAAGTGAACGTAAAGTTATGATCAACAACCTAATGGGCCAAGGTTATAGCGCGGAGGGCATTACTAAATTTCTGGATAGTGGTGGTAAGGATTCAACATTACTTGGGCCACGTACTACGCAACGTAAACCTACGGGTGATACCAAGCGCATGGTGGTTACTGAAGAAGGCCCACTAAAAGGTAAAGAAATTGTTTTGACTAAGGAGAATGTTGTCTCCGGTAAGAACAAAGACGGTACTGAGTGG